GTTAAGCCCAAACCACAACCAGTGCAACTAAGCGCAGCCGACCTATTGTACCGCAATATGCTGGGTGCAACGGCCAAAGTGATGTTTGTTGACAGTGTTGTTGTGGAGAAATCGCTTTTCCTTTCGAGCATTCCGCTGAACCCAGAGGCAGGAACACTAACGTCGTACCCTGCATTCTTTAAGGTACACAAGTGCCTAGACGGATCTGTTTACGAGAACGAATTTAAGAACACCATCTATTATTCGGAAGGCGACTCAACACGCAGGACGGGCATTTACACATCCGACCGCATCGGTACGGAGTGGAGCGAGCCGCAAAGACTTAGCGAAATTGGCGACGATTTTGAACAACAAAACTACCCTTTCCT